TTGCTTAAAGACCCAGCATTAGCTATAACATTAGGTAATATTGCTAGTAAATTTTCAGATGACCCTGAAATAGGACATCATCAAACTAATACTATGGCTGGAGTTCGTGACCAATTAGCAGAAGTTAATATGGAAATAGCAGATTATATTAAAAAAGGTACTAAAGTGCCACCACATATAGCACAAAAACGTCAAGACTTAATGAATAAGTTAGGTGATAATTTATAATATTTTTTGCTTGACATATAATACGTACTTATAGTAAGGATTTATTAACGAAAGGGACAACCTATTTAGACCCCTGTAAGTTATCGTCAACCTAGACGTTAAATAGCAGGCAAGACCTCCTTGTGAGATAATCAGAGCCGATTAGTCGTGCTGTTAATTCAGCGTTAATTATTAATTAGCCAAAACAAGGAGATAATAAAATGGCTTCTACAAGTATAACTACTGCGTTTGTTAAGCAGTATGGTTCAACTTTAGACTTACTATCTCAAACTATGGGTGGAAAATTCACAGGCACTTGCCTTGAAGAATCCATTGAAGGTGAAGAAAAGTATTATGATCAATTAGGTTCAGTAATTGCAAATGAAGTTACTGACAGATATGCTGACTCACCTGAAAACGACATTACTCACGCTAGACGTAGAGTTGTCGCTACATCTTATGATGTTGGTTTGATGTTAGATAAGTTCGATAAAGTTCAAATGTTGGTCAATCCTGAATCTGAATATGTACAACAACAGGTTCACGCATTGAATCGTAAAAAAGATATTGAGTTCATCAAAGGTGCATTAGGACAAGCTCAAACAGGTAAAACAGGTTCTGTTGCTGCTAATCTTGGTGCTGCTAACAAAGTTGGTGCTGCAGGTGCAAGTATGACTTTATCTTTATTAGGTCAAATTAAAGAAAAATTCCAATCTAATGGAGTTGATTTAGATGACCCAATGAACAAAGCATATATTGCAATTAGTCCTAAAGTTCTTAACGATATGTTACAAATTGATAAATTAACAAGTTCTGACTTTAACTCTATTAAAGCTTTAGTAGGTGGAGATATTAACTCTTTCTATGGCTTTGAGTTTATTGTTACTAACTTGCTACCATTTATTAATTCAGCAGATAGCGTTGCTAACTTATCTTGGTCTGCAACTACAGATGCTCCAAATGCTGTAGGTTCAGGAACTGCTGACTTAAGAGGTTGTATTGCTTATGTTAAATCAGGTGTGCGTCAGGTTACTAATCCTTCTATTCAAACAGAAATTAGTAAGCGAGATGATAAACGCTTTAATTACTATGCTTACTCTTGTATGAGAACAGGTGCTGTTCGTATGGAAGAAGAAAAAGTAATTCAAGTATTGTGTGACGAAAGTCCGTAACCATAGGGGGAAATTAAAATGGCGAATCAAAATTCAACACAAATAACTGCTGTCTATGGTACAAGTACTGATGCTATTACTGCATCTAGTCCTAAAGATGGAGCTGATAAAGTATTTGATGCAACATCTAACAGTGGTGCTGTTAAAACTGCAAAGTTTGACTTCAATTCAGCTTCTGCTGCTCAAGATACATTTCGATTAACTGTACTTCCAAAAGGTGCGGTTGTTCTTAATGCAACTCTACAAACTAGTGCAGCTTTAGGTGGGGGAAGTAGTACAAGAGTCAATTTCTTTATTGATGATGTACAAATCGGAACTCACGATTCTATGGGTGCTATAAACTCGGGTGCTGTTCAAGTGCATTCAGGGTGGGATCAAGCACCTGTAGCTGCTACAGGAATAGGTCTTGTTACTCTTGTAGTAAGTGATGCAAACACAGTATCAGGTTCAGTTGACTGTACAGGTCAAATATTCTACTACGTAGACAACTAAAAAGTAATTCAGTAGGCATCTAACTACCTTCTCTGTTAGTGTAAGTCCTACATTTTTTTAAGGAGCAATATGACAAAGATTGATATATGTAATCACGCTTTGCTTAAAATTGGAGCGAGTAATATTGCTTCTCTTGACGTAGATCAAAATACAGATAATGCAACAGTACAAAGTGCAAAGCTTTGTAATATTCTTTTTGATCAAGCACTAGAAGAAGTATTAAGAACTTATCGTTGGAATAGTGCATTAAAAAGAGCAACTCTTTCTAGACTTACAGAAACCCCAGCTTTTAAATGGAAATATAAATATCAGCTTCCAAATGATTGTGTACGAGTATTAAATGTATATGATGAATCAGAAGCATACGATGATAGAACAGAATATGTTGTAGAAGGTAGAACTATTCTTTGCGACTATGACCAAGTATTTTTATGTTATGTTTCTAAAGTAGAAGATGTTAACACATTAGATGCTTTTGTAACACAATGCGTTATACAAAATTTAGCAATAAAACTTTCTGTTCCTATGCAGCTAGACCAAGTTATGCAAAATAATTTAATCAAAGAATATAATGATGTAATTCTTCCTATGGCTAGAAGTGTTGATACATTAGAAAATAAATATTGGGAAATGGAAGAAAGTGATTTTATTTTATCAAGATACAATGAAGAACCAATAATCTAATGGCTATTAATTACACACAAGCTTTTAATGCAGGAGAAGTATCTAGAAAATTAGATGGTCGTAATGATTTAGAAGCATATAAAACTGGTTGCAGAGATTTAGATAATTTTTTTGTATTACCACAAGGCGGTGTAGAACGCAGAGCGGGATCAGAGTTTATTCAGTTTACAGGAACAGATGGATCAAATCCAGCTAGAATAATAGAGTTTGATTTTTCTAGTGATGTATCTTATGTAATAGAGTTAGGTACAGATTATGCTAAAGTACATTATACACAAAGCGGAACTGACTTCGTAGTTAATGTTACAGAAACAGATAATATTAATTATACTACTACAGAACTTCGTCAAATACAATTTAATCGTAGATTTGATACATTAATACTTACTTGTCCTACAAAAGAAACAATGGTATTTAAACGCACAACTATTGCTCCTACATTTACTATAGAAAAAATTTCATATACATATCCACCATTAAGGGAAGAAAATATTACTTCTACTACTATTGATGCTAGTGCTGCATCAACAAGTGCTTTTTCAGGAACTAATATTTTATTAGCTAGTAGTGCAATATTTTTTAAAGGTCACGAAGATTCAACGTGGGGATTAGAACATATAAGAGATGCAGATAAAAAAGAAATATCTGATACAAGAACAGCTGGTGGTGAAGATGCTAACAGTAGTAATTTAGATGTTAGTTTTTCTAATTGGTCTTTTACAACAGATGGAACTTGGAAAGGCAGTTTAGTTATTCAAAGAAGTTTAGATGGTGGAAATTTTGATAATTATGTAGTTATAGGAGATACTACAGGAGGTGTAGCAAGAAACTTTACATATGCTTCAACAACACCTGAAGATGGTAATACTCGTATAAGAGCAAAATGGATATTAGATAGTGGTACACAAGATTTTAAATTTAGTTTAGAAACAGATAATATTTATCATAAAGGATTAGTAAAAATTACTTCAGTTGCAGGGGCAGATGTTGTTATAGGAACTGCTGCTTTAAGTTCTAATACTGTTACTATAGATACTTCATCTGCTCACGGATTATCTACAAATGATTATGTGTTAATTAGTGGATTAGGATTTTCAACAACAGACCCTAATGGTATACACCAAATAACTGTATCAGATTCAGATACATTTACATATGCTTTAACAGGTGCAAATGAATCATATACAGAATCTTCAAGCTCTATAATAGAAGCTACATCAAGAGCAAGTGCAACTATAGTTTCAATGATAGCTGGTATAGATGATACGTCTGCAAATCCTGCAGCAACTGTACATTGGGCAGAAGCATCTTTTTCTACTTATCGTGGATTTTCTCCAGCATCAGAATTTTTTGAAAATAGATTATGGCTTGCAGGTTCTAAAGATGAACCAGCAGATTTATTTGGAAGTAAGTTTAATGAAATATTTAGCTTTCTTGTAGGTACACTTTCTACAGATGCTATTAAACGAACAATAGATTCTCCTGAAGAACCAAAATGGTTGGAGGGTAAAAGATATTTATTTTTAGGAACAGCAGGAACAGCAGTATCAATTCGTTCAGCCAATAAAGATGCTTTAATTACACAAAGTAATATTACTACATTAACTGAAAATGCTTATGGATCAGCAGCATTGCAAGCAGAAATAGCAAATGATGTTATTATTTATGTACAACGAGATAAATTAAAAATTAGAGAATTAGTATATGCACAAGGAGAAGATACATTTGTAGGTAATGATTTAAATTTAATTAGTGAAGATGTAACAGATTCAGGTGTTGCAGAAATGTTTGTTCAAAAAGAACCTAATCAATTAATATGGTGTATTAAAGAAAATGGCGATGCTTGTGTTATGACATATGAAAGAGGTCAACAAGTTAAAGGTTGGGCAAGAATTACAACAGATGGGGAATATTATAGTGCTGCAGCTATAAATGATTTAGGAGAAGATATAGTATGGGCTTGTGTAAAAAGAGATACAAAATACTGTATTGAAAAATTTCATTTGCGTAAAGATTTAAATTGGTATGTTGATGGTGGTGTTCAAATAGATTATTCTTCTTTGTCATATTCAAATGTTACTTTAACATTAAGTGGTAGTACAAATGATCAAAAATTTACTTTTCCCAAAAGTTCTGCTAGTGGATTATCTGCTGATGATATAATTAAAGTATCTAATTTAACTGCTATTCCAATATTAAATAATAAAACATTTAAAATTATAGTAGATGATGTTGATTCAAATTTATGGAGATTAGTAACAATAGGTACTACTAATGAGATAAGACCTCCATCAGGAACTTCTAATACAACATATACAGTATCTGTAAAAAAAGTAGTTAATACACTTACTGGATTAAGTCATTTAGAAGGTAAAACTGTACAAGTAATAGGTGATGGTAATTTTATAAAAGAAGAAGAAGTATCAAGCGGACAAATAACTACAGATGAGTATTATAGTACTTTATTAGCAGGATTAAAATTTACATCAACATTACGACCTATGCCTATAGAACCAGTATTAGCGGGTAGGTTATCACAATCAAGAGTAAAAGCAGCAGCTAAAATTATAGTTAGATTTTTTAAAACAAAAGGTGCAAAAGTTGGAGAAGCTGGTAGACAATTAACTACTTATAATGTAGTAGACACACAAGACCCTGCTGGACAATCAATAGAACTTAAAACAGAACAACAAAGATTTTTTGTTGCATCAGACTATGAAAAAGAAAAACTTATTGAAGTAAGTCAAGATTTACCTTATTCTATGACTGTGTTAAGTATTGCATCGATCGTAAACGTGGAGGGAATGTAATGGCTTTACCAGCAGCTTTCCTCCTTCTCCTT